TAACTAAAGAAAAATGACATAAACAAATTTTATTCCACTAATTTCCATACTGTCTCATATATATTCACTTATATTGTATCAAAGTTTAAAAATGGCTAAAACCTACAATGACTACCCACAATCTGCTACTAACAATGCCAAGAGAGCAATTAAGTACAAAGAAGAAAATGGTAGTTCTTGTGGCACAAGCGTAGGCTGGACTCGTGCAGGGCAATTAGCACGAAGAGAAAAACTTTCTCGTTCAACTATTGCTCGTATGGCTAGTTTTAAAAGACACGAACAACACGCAGATGTTCCGTACTCTGAAGGTTGTGGAGGTCTTATGTACGATTGTTGGGGAGGAAAAAGTGGAGTTAATTGGGCAATAAATAAATTGAAAGAGATTGACGGCATGGCTAAAAAAAGAAAATATAAGTACAAAGGAGAAGAGTTTGACTTTAAATATGATTTTAGCGAATCTGAAATGAAAACTTTGCACGATAAAGGTGAATTATATATAACCACTAAAGATGAAGATGGTAGTGAAATGATTATTTTATTCACATTTGAGCATGAACATGAAGAGGAAAGTGCAAAAATTAAAAACTTAGCAAAAATGAATTGGTACGATATAAAAAATATAGCTTCTGATAATGTAACAGAGGTAATGATATATGATGAGATTGGCAAATATGGGGTTGATGCCAAATCTTTTATAGATGAAATGAAGAATATCCCAAATGGTACATCTGTTCTTTTAAGAATAAACTCACCTGGTGGTTCAGTAGTAGATGGTTTAGCGATTTATGATGCTATTAGCAGGATGCCACAAAAGGTAACTACTCGTATAGAAGGTATCGCTGCGTCAATGGGAAGTGTTATTGCACTTGCTGGTGATGAAGTTATAATGAGTGAGAACTCACTTTATATGATACATAATGTATGGGGAGGAGAAGTTGGAGACGCAGGTGATTTAAGGAAAGCAGCCGACCTCATGGATAAAATGGGCGATAGGTTAGTTAGTATATATATGTCTAAGAGTGGGAATAGCGAAGAGCAAATCCGTTCTTGGATGAATGAAGAAACTTGGTTTGATAGTTCTGAAGCAGTAAAGTATGGTTTTGTAGATGTAATCGAAGAACCTATAAAACTAGCTGCAAGGTTTGATATAAACAAGTATGATTACAAGAATAAAGCTCTTGTAAATAATTTATTTAATAACATTAAAAAAGAAAGTAAAATGGAAAAAGAGTTTGATAACTTAAAATCTTTTATCGCTGACCTTTTTAACAAAGAAGGCGATATGAAGGAAGTAAAAATTCTTGATAATGATGTTGTTGTTGAAAAAATGAAAACTTTAGAAGAGTCTATTGAGGAATCTGCTAAAGCTATCGTTGAATTAAATGGCAAAATCGTTGAAAAGGATGGTTACATTGCAACTTTAGAGGATGAGATTTCTTCTTATAAAGTAGCAAAAATGGAGGGAACTCCAAGTGATGTAGTACCTAGTAAAGACCCTAACCCAACTCCAGATGCTAAATCTGAAAATGCGTGGGATGTACTAGCTAAAAGCATCAGCGATGACAAAAAAGTTTATTTTAAAAATTAAAAATTAGAAAAAAATGGCAAACGTAATTAATACAAGTTTAAGCTGGAGTCAAGAGGATGCTAGAAAGTATTTCCTATCTCCACTCTTTTACGAAAACGACCATCTTAAAGGGATGGAGGTTATTTCTGATATTTCTGGTGCTTCTATTAAGTTAGACAGATATTCAGCATTAAAAGATTTAACTAAATCAATGAACACAGCGTGTTTCTCTGCTGATGCAGACCAATCAACAAACAGCATTATAGAGCTAACTCTATCTCGCTTAGAAGTTGAACACGCACAACAGTCTACTTCTTTATTATCTCACATTAAATCTCAATTATTGAGACGAGGTATTAGTCGTTACGACTTATCAGGAACTATCTTTATGGAAATCGTTTCTGAATTAGTATTACAAGGTATCATGAGAGATATGTCTACAATCCTATGGTTTGGAGATACTGCAAATGGTGCTGGTACACAAGCACTTGCAAATGGTGTATGGAAAGCTCTTGATGGTGCTGTAGGTGGTGCTTTACCAGTTTCACAAACACTAACTCAAGGTGCTACTGCAACAATCGCACAATTAGAAGCAATGTTAGCTGCTCGTTCAACTGAACTAGCTACTGCTGAAGGACAAGTTATTTACTGTTCTCGTGCTTTTGCTGATTCTTATGCTGCTGAATTAAGAGCTTCTAATGGTTCTCATACTGCTGCTTACGCTGACTTACAAAATGGTGTTGGAAGTCTACGTTTCAATGGTGTTCCTTTAGTTGTTATCAACTCGTGGGATGTTGATATTGCTAACCACTCTGTAGCTTTAGCTGCTATGGCAAATGGTCTTGCTCCAAATGGAGCTGCTGAAACTAAGTGTGCTATCTGGACAATGGAAAACAATATTACTGTAGGTACTGACTTTGCTGCACAAGATGTAGATATGTGGTACAACAGAGATTGTAAAGAAAACAGATTCCGTATGCTTTACTCTTTCGGTGTAGCTGTTAAAGAGCCAGGAATGGTTGTTACTTCTACTGAAGACTAATAATAAAAATGTACGAGGGGGGGAGTAAAATCCCTCCTGACTACTTTGTTTAACAATATAATAAATATAAAAAAATGGCAATAACTCAAGGACACGCAATAGTATGTTGCGATAGAAACCGAAGAGGTGGATTAAAAAGAATTTGGCTTATGGAGCAGGGTGGATTAGGTGCTGTAGCTTATGCTGCTGCTGGTTCAGGACCTGGTGCTGATGCTGCTGGTGGCGAATTTAATTCTTTTGTATCTACAACTTGGTATGAATTTGAATTTGACAGAGAAACTGCTGGTTTCACTGCAAATGCTACAAGAGAGAATGGTTCTACTCTTGTGTCAGTAGAATTAGACTTCTACATTCCAAAAGTAACTGAAGAAATTAATGGTAGATTAAGAGAGCTTACTGAATCTTGTGGTCTATATGCACTAGTTGAAACATTCGCTGATGATTGTGATGCTGTTGCACCAGAAACATACTTCTTTATCTTAGGATATGACAAGGTTTTCGAAAAGAAAGCATTTTTAGAGTTCTCTTCAGGAGAGCAAACTACTGGTGTTGCATTACAGGATGCAAATGGTACTCAAGTAAAATTAGCTGGTGTTCATGCTGAATACCCAAGAGAAGCGTTAGTAGTAGTATCTGCTGCAAACGTAAACCCAAACAACGCAGGACAGATTGACTTATATCAAGCTGTAACAGGCGTAACACTTGCTTGGAGCTCAAACTAGTTTACAATAACTTTTTATAAGATTAGGGGGGAAATCCCCCTAATTCTTATATATTTACATAAAAATATTATATCATGATGAAATTTAAGTTCAATAAAGATTATTTTGTTTCTAATGATAATGACCCTGTTGTAGTTGTAGGACACGCTTTTGAAGTGTCTTTTGATTCTAAACTAAGCAACAAGGTGTTATCTCATTTATATAATCAAGGCAAACCTTATGTTACTTTGGAAAATGAAGAACAAGTTGTCATAGAAGATGAAATCATACAACCAGAAAAAGTTATTATAAATGAGCCGAAAAAGAAAGAAAAGTATAGAAAGTATAAGTCAAACAAAAAAGAGTCCTAAGATATTAGGATATTCTTTTTCTAAAGACTTATCTAAAGAACCACCAAAAGAACCACATCCGTATAAACAATTACAGGATGATTGGATTCCTTTTGGCATTAACAATTTATTTCCACAAGAATTGTCAGAACTTTCACGTTCTGCTTCTACGCATAGAGCTATACTTAGCACAAAGACTACATTTTCTGTAGGAGAAGGTCTTAGGACTAGTAATAAAAATTTACAAGGCATACTAGAAGATGTAAACATCTATGGTGAATCTATGGATGATGTTGCTAAAAAAGTTTTTGCTGATTATTGGAAACTAGGTAATGGTTATATGGAGGTTGTTATTGGAAGAGGTTATTTAAACTTTTTTCATCAAGATGGAACAACTGCAAGGGTTCATAAAGATGGTAAGCATATATTGTTGCACCCTGATTGGGAACACGCAAGACAATATCCAGATGATTTACGAAAAATACCAAAATACCCAGAATACAAAGAAGAAAATGGTGGTGCTATATTTAGAACTATAATACATTTTTCTGATTACGAAAGCACATATTATTATTATGGGATGCCAGACTATTGTGCTGCTTTAGACCATATAAAAATAGCAAATCAAATAGGTGTTTACAACCTTACTAGATTTAAAAATGGTTTTATGCCTAGTGCTATTGTTGAGCTAAATGCTGACATGGGAGAAGATGAAGCACAAGACTTTATTGATGACGCTGTAGCAAAGCTAACAGGTGCTGGTGATAATTCTAAGATATTATTTATAGCTAAAAATGGTGATGGTGATGCAACTAATGTAAATATAATAAATGACACTAGTGATGGTTCGTTTATGGAGTTGCAGAGAATAACCAATGATAATATAATTTCGGCACACAGGTGGAATCCTGCATTGTCAGGAATACAAGTTGCTGGACAGCTTGGCAATAACCAACAGATACTTACTGCTTATGATATAGCAATGAGTACAGTTATAAAAGAACCTCAACAGATGTTCTTGAAGATATTAAAAAAGATTTTAAAAACCGAAAGAGGTATAAATGCCTCTGACCTAACATTTTATACTAAACCACCAGTGTCATTACTTGGAGCAATATCACCTTCTGAATTTATATCTATAAAAGAAGGTAGAGAAATATTTCATTTGCCAGAGCTTAGTAAAATACAAATGGAAGAGTTGCTAGAGGAAAAGGCAAAGTCAAAGCAAAATGAAGCAAAAGAAAATAATAACGATATAAACGAAGAAGATGCCACTAATAACTAAATCAGAAGTAATATCTAGGTGTATAACAAACGCAAACTTTGATACACATTTGATTAAAGACACATTTATAGAGATAGCAGAGTTAAATCACGTTAAGCCTTTTTTGGGTGAAGATTTATATGATGCTTGTGTCGCTGGTGGCTATGTTACATTAGTAAACGATTATATAAAAAATTATTTGGCATTTTGCGTAAAATTTGAGATATTGCCAGACATAACTTATAATACAACATCGCAAGGTGTTGTTGATAATTTAGCAGACTTTACAAGTCCTGTAGACCCAACTAAGTTAAATTACTTACGACAAGAAACCTATAAAAAGGCTGAAACGTATAAAAAGAAAATGGAGAAATACTTAGATGATAATACAACTTTATATCCTGAATGGAAAGGATGTGATGGCTGCGATAACAAAACAAAAGGTGGAAATGTAAGTAAAAGACATGGGATTATAACATACTAGATAAATGAAGCACCATAATAATTTAACTGATTCCCAGATACATAATCCAAAAGGATTTGCTCCTGCAAGAAAACGAACTGTGTCCACTAAGAATGGACAAAGTATAGTTGAGTGGGTAAAAGCAAACTATACAAGCACACTAACCATAACTCCCATTGCAGATGTTGCTGGTAATTTACACCATCAATATTTATGTATATATAATAGTTATGATGAAACTAAGTATGCTGTATATTTTCAAATCATAAACACAAATGTTATTTCTACTCCTGCTGGTTATGGAGGTGTTATAGCAGTAGACGTTACCAATACAGGTATAAACTCTACAGCTATAGAGGTAGGAACTGCTTTACATGGTGCTTTAGACGCACACGCAGACTTTGTGTCATCAAAAGACAGTAGTGGGGTAGTAACTGTAACAGGATTGACTACAGCCTCCCCTGCCCTAGAAAATGGAACAGGATTTGGTGTTAGTATCGCAGATGTAGAAATTACAAATGAAGTGCTACATACCGATGCAAATGGTAACATAAGATTCACTCCATTTTCTACGATATTAAATAACACAGGTGTAAACGATAAAAACTATGTGCATAATCAAAATGTTGCTAGTGCAACTTGGGTTGTAACACATAATTTAGGTAAAAATGCTAGTGTATCTGTTGTAGATTCGGCAGGTACATTAGTTCAAGGTCAAGTTGATTACGATTCGCTGAATCAGGTAACACTAACCTTTAGTGGAGCTTTCTCTGGGAAAGCGTATTTTAATTAATTAATAATAAATAAAAAAAATGGCAGAAATTAAATTTTTAGTCGATTTAGATGTACATGGAAACATAGATTTAAACGACCATGAGTTGCAGAATTTTAAAATTCAGCACTTAGCAGCAGACCCTTCAGGTGTTGAAGGGCAAATATATTATAACACATCACTAAACTTACTAAAGTTTTATAACGGAGGTAGTTGGGTAACTTTATCATCAGCAGTTGGTGATATTACTGAAGTTATTGGTGGTAACAACATTGATGTTTCAGGTGGCTCATCTGGTGCAGCTACTGTAAACCTTGATAGTTCTACAATTAGTGCAATTAGTGCTAACACAGCAAAGACTGGTATTACTACAGCACAAGCTAACGCTATTACAGCCAACACTGCTAAAGTTGGAATAACAACACAACAAGCAAGTGATATTACAGCAAACAATGCTAAAGTAAGCAACGTAAGCACCAATCTATCTGTTACACAAAGTGGCACATCATTAGTAGTAAATTCTAGTGATGGTACAAACGCAAGTTTACCTGCTGCTGATACAGACAACTGGGGTGTTATGACTGATGAAATGTTCGATGCAATTCAAGCTAACACTGCAAAAACAGGTATTACTAGTGGAGAGCAAACTAAGTTAGGACACATTTCTGTTAGTCAGGCTGTAGACTTAGATACTATGGAGTCTAACATAGCTACTAACAACTCTAAAATATCTTATACAGATGCTTCGGCTGTAGCTGCTAACACAGCAAAGAACTCTTATCCAAGTGCTGATGCTACTAAAGTAGGTCATATATCTGTAACACAAGCTGTTGATTTAGACACTATGGAGTCTAATATTGCAACTAACAATGCTAAGACAGGAATTACTGCTGGTCAGGCAAGTGCTATACAAGCTAACACAGCTAAAGAGACAAACGTAGACACCGATTTAGGTGTTATTACAAATTCAACTAGTTTTACAGTAACATCATCTGATGGTAATAATGCTTCTCTTCCTGCTGCAAACACAACTAATTGGGGTGTAATGACAGATGAGATGTATGATACATTACAAGCTGCTGCACCTAAAGCTAGTCCTGCATTAACAGGTACTCCAACAGCACCTACTGCTGCTGCTAACACCAATACTACACAAATTGCAACTACTGCATATGTACAAACAGAGATTGGTGATTTAATTGGTGGAGCTCCAGGAGCATTAGATACTCTAAACGAGATTGCTGCTGCCATCAATGATGATGCAAACTATGCTGGTACAATTACTTCTGCTTTAGCAGGTAAATCTCCTGTTGCAGGTAGTAGCTCTATAGTAACTGTAGGTACTATCGGAACAGGTGTATGGAATGGTACTGCTATTGACCAGGCTTATTTAAGTGGTCAAAGTGGAACTAACACAGGTGATGAGGTTGCTGCAAGTACAACTACTGCTGGTATTGTAGAGAGAGCAACTAACACAGAAGCTGCTGCTGGTACTGATACAACTAGATATGTAACTCCTGCACACCTAGCTGCAAGAACATATCAAGCAAAAATTGGTGATGGCTCATCAACAAGTATTGCTGTAACTCATAACTTAGGAACAAGAAATGTTATTGTACAAATGTATGATGCAAGTACCTATGAGACTGTTTATGCAGAAGTTGTAAGAAATTCAAATAACCAAATTACTATTGGCTTTAACGATGCTCCAGCAACTGATGATATTTCAGTTTTAGTATCTAAAGTAGGATAATAATAAATTAATAAACTATTATGGCAAGACCTTATGAAAAAAGTAACGCTAAAGTATTTGCAGTACCAGGAGGTTCAGCAGGTACTCACGATGGCGATGTTACATTTTTAGGAACAACAACAACTACAACTGCTGGTCGTATTTATACACCTTTAATTGTAAGTGGAAATAGTCCTATATGGGTTTCTGCCGACCAAGATGTAGCTGGTAGACACGATGGTCTACTAGCTGTGGCACTAGGAACAAGCTCCACTCAAGACGGAATGCTCTTGAGGGGGGTTGTTACTATTGGTCAAACACTTAGTGGTATAGGAGACCCTGTATATTTAAGTGATAGTGGTTTATTTACTATGGAAGCACCAACAGGATTAGGAGATAATGCCAGAGTAATTGGTTTTCTTTTATCAGAAAGTCAAGTGTTTTTTAATCCTGATAACTCTGTAGATGCAAGAAAGGTAAAGCAGATTTCTACTAGCGACCACGCATTTTATATGAATAGTTCTAGTACAACAGCAGACTTTTTCGTTCCTTTTAATAATCTAAATGAATCTAGTAATCCAACAATTTACTATACAAGGACATTAGCTCCTTATACTGGTAGATTGTTAAAAGCTATTGTTAGGTCATCAGGAAACATTGGTTCAAACTGTAAATTACAATTTCATAAAATAACCAATACAGCAGTAGGCTTTGGCTCTACACCAACTGAAGAGGTTACAGGAATTAATTTAAGTGTTGCACAAACTAGTAGAACTGCTAACTTTAGCAATGCAACTTTTAGCGAAGGAAACGTAATAGGCGTTTCTATAATAAAATCATCTTCAGGAGTGGCAAATGTAAATGTTACTCTTGTTTGGGAATACACAATATAATTATGGCACTAGGAGAAAGAAAATCATCGGATATATTTAATAAGAATACAGGAGAAGATAGAGATTCTAAAACAATAGACACCTCTACTGAAACTGAAATTAGAACTAAGTTTAATAATGGAGACCACATACTTGATGAAGGTATGTTTGAGAACTTAGCTCCTGCTTTATATGCTATACAACAGCTTTCTGAAGATATAGAAGAGTTAAGAAGATATATTCAGGCAGAAATTACAAGTATTACTGAAGCACAAGCAAGTGCGATAACAGCTAATACTGCTAAGACTGGTTTAACTTCTGCACAAACATCTATATTAAGTAACTTAGCTAATATGCCAACAAGAGCTGGTGCAAGAGGGACTTTGTATAATGATAGGGGTATAGTAAAAGTAGCATAAAATAATAAATAATTTTTTAAAAAATAAATAAATGGCAACAACAGTAACAAACGCAAATTTAACTGTAACATTGACTGACAATGTAACATTGAATGGTCAGTCTTATGGTAACACAAACACCTTAACAATAGCTGATATTGATGAGGTTTATAGCAGAGTAGTAGAAGTTCCAATTTCTGCATTTACTCCTATAGTAGAATTAGGTTCTACAGGACAAGGTTCTTTAGTGGCTGCAAACGTAAAATATATTAGAGTTACAAATTTAGATGACACTAACTTTGTAAACCTAAAAGTATTTGGAACAGATGCTATGGTAATCAAATTAGAAGCAGGTAAATCTTTCATCATGGGTGGTGCAAGTTTTGATGCTGACAATGCTGATATAGCACAAGGAGCAGTTTCTCATAACTCAACTTTTGTAATGTCTGCTGAAGCAAGTGTAGCAGCTTGTGATGTAGAAGTATTTGTAGCGTCTATCTAATGAAACTCAAGGTTCTAAGGTTTAGTAGTCAGGCAGACTGTACAAATGGTTTGCTTTTTGAAGATAGCGACATAGGCTTATTGTTTATGGCGTATACCTTAGAAGATGAACATAGAGTTTTAAAGGTCAAAGGAGAAACAAGAATACCTGCTGGTACATATAAAATACAATTTAGAAATGAAGGTGGATTTGATGCGAAGTATAAAAAAAGATTTCCAACAATCCATAAAGGTATGTTGGAAGTATGTAATGTACCAGGCTTTGAATACATACTTATCCATTGTGGTAACGATGATTCTCATACTGCTGGATGCCTTCTTTTGGGTGATTCACAAGAGAACAATAAAATCATCAAAGATGGCTTCATTGGAAAGTCCACTAATGCGTATAAAAGAGTATATCCAGATATTGCGAAAGAGCTAGAGAAAGGAAATGAAGTAACAATAGAATATATAGATTTTGATAAAGTAAAATAATGGCAACTAATAAGGACATTATAAAGGAAGTAGCATTAATGGAACAAAGAATAGACTCTATGGAGGATAAATTAGACAAGGTGGTAGCTAAATTAGATATGCTCACAGAAAAAGTATTAGACCCTGATTTGGGTGTAGTAGCTAGAGTAAATCGTAATACGTCTACTAGAAAAGTCATGAGTAAATCCCTTTGGGTAATCTATGTTGCATTGGTTGGTCTAATAGTTAAGATGTTTCTAGGGTGATACAAAAGGACTTAACAATAAACATAGGTAACATTATATGGATAATAGGTATTATCTTTACTATGGGTATTGCATATAGTCAAATAGGGCAACTAGGAGAAGACATAAGCGTATTAGAACAAAGGCTAGAAAAGAAGATAAAGATAATTAACGAGTGTGAAGATAGAATTGTGGAGCTAGAAAAAGATTTAGCTACATATAAAAATTGTAAACATCATAGGTAATGGGTATACTATCAAAAATATTTTCTAGTGGAACTTCTGAACTTGTCAAAGAAGTTGGTGGGGTTATAGATAATCTTACGACAACACAAGAAGAAAAGTTACAGGCAGAGCAAAAAATAAAAGAGCTTTTTATGGCTCACGAAGCAGAAATGCAAAAACAAGTAACCCAAAGATGGGTTTCTGACATGAATAGCGACTCTTGGTTGAGTAAAAATGTACGACCAATTATACTTATATTTATCGTTTTATGCACAATGCTATTAATTTTCATAGATGCTGGAGTTTTAGCATTTAAGGTAGAAAACTCATGGATTGAACTAATAAAATTGACTTTATTAACAGTCATTGGTTCATATTTTGGAGGAAGGTCTTACGAAAAGGTTAAAAAATCTAAATAAGTTTGGCTCATGCCTAAAAAAAGAAAATTAAATTCAAAAAACCCAAAATATCTGAAACCATCAGAAAAAGACCAAAAAGAATATACTAAAGTTCTTATAAAAGAGGTCAAAGGGTGTAAAATCTATGGAATATGGGAAAAAGATTAAGATTAAACGATGAAGAGGTTGATTTAATATACAAGCATAGAGCTGGTGATTTAGATAACCTTAATTATAACCTTACACACAACTCTGCACTAGACAAACACCTTGCTGAAAGAGGGATTGACAAAAATGATGTCGTTTCTGTAAAACATTGGCAAAATATGTCTGGTGAATTACGTTTTAGTGTTGTTACAAAAACTGGCTCTGTAGACGAGAAGAGTGTTTTTGATAATGTACTACAACTTATAGAAGATAATGCCCCTAAGTACCCTAAAATCAAGTATAAAGGGGGAGACCATCTATTAGTTATAAACCCTGCTGACATTCACATTGGCAAGTACGCAAATAAAGAGGAAACAGGCGAAGAGTATAACATGGATGTAGCAATAGAAAGGGTGCTATTAGGTGTAAGTGGTCTCATAAACAAAGCAAAAGGTTTCAATGTAAATCGTATTTTATTTTGTATAGGGAATGATGTGCTTCATGTCGATAATGTATATTCTTCAACCTCAAAAGGCACTTATCAGGACACAGATGGTAAGTGGTGGGAACATTACCAGGTCGCATTACAGGTCTATGTACAATGTGTAGAAATGCTAAGAGAGATTGCTCCTGTAGATTGTGTACATAGTATGTCAAATCATGACTACCAAAGTGGATTTCACTTGGCACACGCACTAAAGGCATGGTTTAGAAATGCAGATGATGTTACTGTAGATGCAGGTGTATCACATCGTAAGTATTATTCTTACGGATTAAACCTTATTGGTCTTGAACATGGCGATGGATGCAAAATGGACAATTTACCCTTGACAATGGCACAGGAGAAACCTTTACTCTGGTCGGAAACTAAGTACAGATACTGGTATTTACATCATATTCACCATAAAGTAAAACATAAATGGAGAGATGCAAAGGATTTTATAGGCTGTACAGTAGAATATATGCGTTCACCAAGCTCTAGTGATAGTTGGCACTCAAGAAAGGGTTATGTTGGCACTCCAAAGGCTGTTGAAGCATTTTTACACGACAAAAACAGTGGTCAAGTGGCGAGATTGACACATTTTTTCTAAAATTGCCAATTATATCAAAATAATTTCTTTATATTGTAAAAGTTTTTAGTTTTATGTGCTTTTATCTACGAAAGCATATTAGTATAGTTGATTTGATAATTGTTAAAAGGGGTAACGACTTGTTACCTCTTTTTTTTATTCAATTATACGCTAGAATTTGCATTTACACGCATAAATGTACGCTAAGATTTCCCTTTACACGCACACACAAGATTTGCTTTGACACCTTTCTGGCACTCTAGTAATTATCCAAAAAATAAATTAGAATTATTTGTTTATTTCAAATTATTGTAGTTATATGATAATTCAAATCAAACAAAAACTAATATTATGAAAGTAAAAGTTCAAAACAGAAGTGTCTATCACAAGTTTGCTGAGGTAGAAATAGAAATTCCTAATGATGTAAAAGACATCCAAGAATGGCTTATTAAAAATGAGCATACATATATATATGAAATGGATGCTAGTATTAATGAAACTAAATATGAATTTGGAAGTGGAGTAGATGATTATGACGGAATGAATGAACCTCTTTCAGAAAGTGAATGGAGATATGATTGTAATCAATTAAATATAGGGGGGCATTTATAATGGATATGGAAGAGAATAAATTAATAGAACAACTTAAACACTATTACGAAATAGATTTAAATAATTGTAATATGACAAATCAAGATTGGATTAAAGAATTAGCTAAATGTATGTCAAATCCTGATGCGTATAGAATACAATTTTTTAATGAGTTGATGGAATATAAAGAAGAAAGACAATCTTAATAAAACTAATTATGAAAGAAAATAGACTAATAGCAGAATTTATGGATATGACTACCTCTGAAAATGATAAATCAATGATGATATTTAAAACACCAAATGGTAATGATATTATACATCTTGATGAACTTAAATACCACACCTCTTGGGATTGGCTTATGCCAGTAGCCGAAAAATGCTTAACCTCAGATGAAAAGACAGATGGTCAGCATTATTTCATAAACGATGCACTACTAACTTGCAATATAGATGTAGTTTACGATAGAGTAGTAGAATTTATTAAAGACCAAAACAATTAGAAATTATGGGATATACAAGCGAGGTACACATAGCAGTACCAAAGAAAGATGAGAGAAGAATGGATATGCTTTTAACTAGACATAACCTCATGGCAGATAATGAGTATAGTTATAAGTTTAAAAAGAAACACCACACACAGAGGTGGAAGGAGCATAGTAATGGTGTTACTACAGATTACTCTAAAGATATTATCTTATATCAGGCAAGTAGTCTTAAGTGGTATGAAGAATATCAAGATGTGAAAGATATAAATGTATTTATAGAAATGGGTGAGGAAGATGGTAGGTGCATTGTATGTGTTGGAGAAGATAACGTAGTACACTCAGACATAGGAGATTTTCATGATGTCTTTAATGTATACATGACAGTAGAATTAACTTAACCTTAAATTAAATAAAAATGGAAA